ATTATTGATGTTGTCACGTTCAGTATTCGTACGATTGTTAAATGTCAACCTCCAAACAGAAGGTTGAGTATTCAAGCCATATGCCAAACGTTGTTCATAGCCATCGCCAAACTGCACGCGACGCACAATAGGTGCTTGACTTTCGCCAGCGTCAAAATCTGGTGTGAATGTAAATGTCGGCATCAGCGTGCACCAGAAAGTAGTCCGCCTGGACGTTGCTGTTTAATTATCTCACTCTGTACTACGGATGAAATAGCAACGCCTAAAGCTTTTGCATTCGCACCTTCGCCTTCCACCGCACTACTCTTAGCATCAACGTTGACTACGACGTTTACGCCTTGACCGCCTCCTTGCATAGTGACAGGGATTGAGCGGCCATCAGGCAGCGGGACATAGGCTTCAGGCGTGCGGCCTTCACCGAACATGGCAAGTTGTGGGCTATTTGCGATGCCACCATTCGCGTATCGCTTGAGCTGCATCGGGCCGTCGTCAGTCATGATGCCGCCTTTCTCAAAGTTCAACAGTTTGCCAAGGAAACCGCCACCGGGCAGGATTGATTTGAGCGTATAGAAGAAAGCTGCACGTACAAAAATCTTGGTTAGATCAGCCAAGACGGAACGTGCGAAATCAGCAAAGGAAGCTTTACCAGTGGCTACAAATTCCGCGACAACATCAGCCAAACCGCCAAATGCGGTAGCTAAAGATGCACCAAGATTCTTAGACAATTCACCCATAGATTTGATGCCTTCTGCAAAACTAACCGCCAATTGAGCGCCAAATGTTTTTGCCCTTTCCCGCGCTTCAATAAGCTTTCTAATAACTTCTTCAGTTTCCTCAATCAAGCGAGTTCCCTTGGCTCCCTCGCGAAGTCTTGCAATTTCACGTTTGAATTTTAATTCCTCTGCTGCTTCTCTTGTAATCAAGCCGTATTGGGCTTTTACGTCTTCAAGCGAAATGGTTTGCTGTTTTGTAAGCCGATCCAACTCTATTTGATTTTGAACCATACGGTCCATTTCTTTATTGACAGCCTCATTAAGTTGCACAGTCGCGTCACGTCTTTGATTTTCAGCATCACGAAATCCGATTTGATTGTTCTTTTCTTTCTCATCAATTCCTAGAATTTGTAGTTTGTAATTTAAATATGCTTGGCGAACGGGATCCATTCCGCTTTCAAGCTCACGTATCTGATTTCTAATGTTGAATTCTTCCAAAGACATATCAACTAGTTTTTTTGCCTCCCTTTCTTTTTCGCCACCACCGCCATCTGTTACCGGAGCTTGGAAATTAGTAACTGGCAGTTCGCCCTTTCTTCTTGCGGCGGCACTGGCGGTCAAGAATCTATCTAAAGCACGATCTCTTAGAACTTTATCGGCGGCTACTTCATCTTTTAAAAGTTTTAGATTGAGATCGCCTTGTATTGATCTAAGAAGAGGTTTGCTTTCATAAGCTCCTATTTCTTTTTCGCTTTGTACAACTTTTTTGGCGTAATAAGCGTAAGCATCTCCTGCAATTTTTGTATTTCTTTGCAAGCTTGCAAGATCACTTGCGCTTCCACCTACTGATTTAAGCCAATCTTGGCCTTTCAATTCTTTGTTTTTATTTTTAATTATATCTTGAGCATTTTTAATTTTATTGAGCCAATCAATCACTACTTGCGCCCCAATGATCGCAACAGTCAGCACAATTGGTGCTGCAAGCGAGGCAGCAAGTAGTTTCACACTTCTGCCAAAAGCAATCAATCTGGCCTCGGCTGCGACTGCACGTGCTGTCGTATTTGCAAACCCTGCTTGCGCCGCTAAGAAAAACGTTGATAACAGATTTTGTAAACCCACAATTACTTGTATAGCCTTTGCCGCATTATTTATTGCAAAAGTTACAGTGGCAAAAGTTGCCGCGAATTTAACAAGCGCCGCAATATTACTTGCATTATCAAGAAGAAATTTGATGCCAGCAGCAATTCCTTTGACTGACGCGATGACAGCGGGTGTTATGTCTTTGATAAATTGTGCAAATGTCGCTTGTAATTCGGCGCCAATAGGTTGCAATGCAGCGCCAACGGCAAGACGCATATCGTTAAACGAGACACGCAAACGAGCACCGGCATCTTCACTTGATTCCGCAATTTTCAATGCGGTCATCCCATACTCAGTACCAAGCAGCTCAATGAAGCGCATCAGCTCATTAAGGCCGATCTGTCCCTCTTTCAGACCTTTCTGCAGCTCTGGCAGGGTCATCTTGTTGGCCTTGGCAAATAGCGTCACTGCACCCGGTAGACGCTCACCAAGTTGACCAGAAAGCTCTTCGGCGCTGACCTTGCCTTTTGAGAACACCTGCACCATTGCGGTGATGGCGCCCTGCACATCCTCAGCACTGCCGCCAGTGCCTTTGATGGCCTTGGTGATATTGGTAAATACAACGCCCGCATCGCGAACCTGACCACCTGCGCCCTTCACGGCAGCAGTCAATTTCGTCATGCCTTGAATTGCCACTTCTTGCGGCACGTTCAATTGACGGGTTGCCTGATCCGCAACTCGCAAAGCGGATGCATATTCAGACTGACTACCTGCAACACCTTGCAGTGCAATTTGCAGTTTGCGGATTTCGGCTACATAGTCAGCCGTTGAACCCAGCAATTGACGAAGCTGGCCGACCTGTGCACCAATTGCACCGCCAGTAATCGCACCCGAAACACCACCAATTGAGCCAAGAGCAGCGCCAAGAGCGCCCTCTGGACCGCCAAACACGCCAGCGCCAGCAATCGTGCCAACAACTTGTGCAGCACCACCAAAGCGCCCACCGGCGGCACGGCGACCTTCAGTTTTTGCTAATTGCGCTTCAAGTTTTGCCGCCTCAGCTCTTGCTTCCTTGAATTCAAGTGTGCCAATTTCTACACTGTTTGCAATCTGCCGCCAAGAACTGGCATAACCACGCAGGTTGTTAATGGTATTGGCTGATGTTGCTTGTATAGCCCTTAGTTCAGCAGTAAGTGATCTGAAGTCTTGGTTGGCATCAGTTGCCTCCTTGCCAAGCCTGTTCAGAGTTCGCCCAAGCTGCTGCAACTGCTCGCCGCCTACTTGACGGATCCTCAAAAGTAGCTCAGTCGTCTGGCTCATTTTCGTGATTTTTGGAAACAAGCAAGGGCGGTGCTTTCCATAACCCGTATGCCTTCAAAAATGGCTACAGGATCCCCAACTGCATACAGTTTACAGAGCCATTCCAAACTCTGGTAGTTCAATCCAACAGGGCCGTTGAAGCCAACGTTCCATTGCGTTTGCATACAAATAAACATGCGAACGATTTCAATATTTTCTTCCCATAATTCAAAATCTTTTGATTCTTTATTGGTCTGCAAATCCTCAATAGCCTCAGGCGTCAAGCCCAAGGCTTTCATGTCATCTTCGCTTTCCTCTTCTCCCTCTGCCGCCGCTCCGCACCAATAACGGGCAGCCTCTTCTAGTTTTTTGTTGTAACTCCGGTCACGCTGTCGGCATACGCTTGAATCAAAGCCTTGACGACGTAATGATCATCACAAATCTCTTTTTTGGTTTTTTGCGTAAACGCCACATCTTTGCCATCTTCGTCCTTAATGCCATCCCAGCCTTCAAGAATGCCATCAATCAGGGCATCGTCACCCTTTTCAAGCAATTCATTGAAGGCTGAGCGACTCATCTTCTTGAAGACTGCATCAAATGTTTGAGTCTCAAACTTGCCACCGTCGATGGGTATTTCTACCTTGACCGGCCACTTGTAAGACGCAGTCTTCTTAAGAACGAATGCCATGCGGTTTAGGTGTAGACCAGAGTGAACTCGTCGTTACCCGAAGAAGTGGGTACGAGAGTATACGGCAGGTTCAGCATAACAACACCCTGATCCTCTGCATAGGATGGATTGCCAAGGCTCATACCACCAGCAACGGTGGCCAAGGTGATTATGTTCCCACCGGCGGTGCCGTGAACAATGTTGAATGCACCAGTGGTGCCAGCCACAGCGTTGGAGAAGAAGTCCTTAGTGGCAAGGCTCACCATCTCAATTGCCAGCGTGCCAGCGCCAGCACGGTTCACAATCAAGATCTCCTTATCGCTGTTCACCAGTTCGCGGTAAACCACTTCGTTGCCCACATCTAACTGACAGCTCTGCAGCGGGATAGCGCTAGAGGCGTACACGGTGAAGGCAGTGGTGTTGGTGTCGTTGAAGATCTGAGGGGCCGACTGATTGGTATAAGCCGGGGTCGGATCAGCGGTATCAGTTGGCGCAACGTATTGCCCAGTCATTGTGAAAGAAATCACAGGGATCTGGTTGGCCGTCAGGTTCAACGTAAAGGTGCCGCGTGCACCAGTCACTTTATGGCGAACACCATCAGTGGAGTAATAAATAGTCACTGAGCTGAAGCTGCTTGAAACCGGGGCGTAGGTCACGCTGGTCCCAGCAGATACAGTCTCGCTGAAACCACAGGCTTTGAGTAGTGAGCCATAACGCGGCGCAGTGCCGACAGTTCCAGAACCTGCGTATTCACACTCAAAAGTCACCACCACGCGAGTGTTGGCAATCAACTGAGGGGAGTTGCCTAGATAGGGACGAATTAAGTCTCGGCTGAGAACCTCAGATTCGACCGGGGTGATTTCAAGATTGCGAACCAAAACAGCGTCGCTACCGGCAGGAGACGAATCCGTGCCATAGGTTGACTCTGCCTTAACAAGGACGGTCCGCTTCCGGTAAAGCTTCGCCATCGGATTGATCTCCAGTGGAATCAGTTTCTATCAACAGTGTAAGCTCGCCGGTCTCTTCGTCAAAGAGATAAGTACCTCCGACGCCGGG